AAAGAATATGACAGATTATATTCACTTTCTACAAGGGAAAGAAGAAGAGAAATTTATAAATTAAATAGAGAATATAAATGTAATCAAGCAAAAGAATATAGAGATAATAATCCAGAAAAAATAAAAAAATATAATGAAAAAAAAATGGAACAATATTATAAAGATAAAAATAAAAGAAGAATTGCTTTATTACATGGTTGGAGAAGAGCTGGAATGATTATATTTGAAGGGACATTTGACCATTTTGAAAATACTACTCATTGTGAAACTTGTAATTGTGAATTAATAAAAGGCAAAGGACACGGATCTAATCGTAAAGTATTAGACCATTGTCATCATTCTAGATATGTAAGAAATGTAATTTGTCATTCTTGTAATGTAAAAAGAAGAGGATATGATAATAAAAAGAATATTCTTCACCTTGAATTATATAGATATTTTAACCGAAATCTATAATTGTAATTTACAATTTTTAATTTTACTTTTTTTTATGTTCCATATATATAATGGTTCAAACTTACAAAATGAAATTTAATAAAAAATATAATCAACCTTTACAGAAATCTAATAGTATAAGTGAAATATCAAAATTAACTGGATATAAAAAATCTGGATTACAAACAATATATAATAAAGGTGTTGGAGCTTATAAAACCAATCCACAATCAGTAAGACCACATATTAAAAGTGCAGAAGCTTGGGGTATGGCTCGGTTGTATGCTTCACTTAATCCTTCTTCAAAAGCATATAAAATTGATAAAATACATTTAGTAAAAAAAAAATAATATATAATATAAATGCCGTTAAATAAGGATGGAAAACCTATATTATATAAACCATGGAAAAATACAACAAAATCAAGATTTAAATACTGGGTGTATGTACGGAGTGATAATAAAAAAGGTTTTAAAAAAATTGGATTTGGTTATAAGGGGATGGTAGATTGGCGTAGTAGAACTGCTACAAAAGAACAAAGAAAATCATATAGAGCTAGAGCATCTGGAATCAAGAATAAACAAGGGCAACTTACATATAAATTAAAAGATACAGCTAATTATTGGTCTTACAATTATTTATGGTGATATTATAGTAATTATAGTAATGATAGTAATTATAGTAATCTTATTTCAGGAGCAGAAATATTTTATCATATCATTTTTATTTTATTCAACCTGAAACTTGATGACTATAATGACTATAATTACTATCTTTTCTATTTAAAGTATAGAAAATAATATATATAATAAGATGAAATATAAATATAAATTTTATGCATATTACAACGATATAAGAGTAGGAAAATATCCAGTAGACAAAGATAATCTAGATGAAATGTACGATATTATGAGTAAAGAATTAATTATGGATGGATTACAAAGAGGAATGAATATAAAATCTCAAATAAAGTTTTATAAATCATATTGCAATAAAATATCAAAAATGGTTGATGATTGTTATAAAGTAAAAGCAAGTGATTTTTTAATGTTCTTATCATGTTATATAGCATTAATTAAATTTAATGAAATTCCTTCAACCGATTATTTATTTATAAAAAAATAATGTAAGTTTAAAATACTTAAATAATATATTTAATTATAATATATGGAAGAAAATAATCATCCAAATAAATATCAAGATGGAAAAATTTATAAGATTATAGATAATACAAATGGTAATGTATACTATGGTTCAACACAAAAAACACTAAATAGAAGGTTAAGTGATCATAAGTACGATTATAAAAGGAGAGAAAAAGAAAATCATTGTAGAACATCTAGTAAAATTATATGTAATGGAGATTTTACTATGGAATTAGTAGAAGATTATCCATGTAATTCAAGAAAAGAACTTGAAGAACGAGAATCATATTATATTAATAATTTTGAATGTATTAATAAAGCTAAAAAAAAACAACAATTAAAAGTTGAAAATAAATCTATAACAATTACATTTGATTAAGATTGTAATTTACAATATTTTTTTTAATCTTTTTTTATTTAAGTTTATTTAAAAATAAAATAATCTTATATTATATAAATATCATGACTAACATTCAAGAAAAAATCCAAAAACTCCGTCCTAATCTTAAAACAAATACAATAAAACAATATGAAGCACAACTACGAAAATTACAGAAATTATTTGATAGTGATAATTATGATTTTTTAAATGATCCAAAAAAGGTTGAAGAAACGATAAATCATTTACATTATACAAGTAGAAGAAATGTATATAATGCAGTAATCGTTTTATTACTAGCTCTAGATAAAGATAAAGAATTAGTTGATACATATGGAGAAATGAGAGATGAATTAAATAAACAATATCAAGACGAACAGGCATCAGGAAAAATTAGTGATAAACAAAAAGATAATTTTGTAGATATTGATGAAATTTATAAAATGTTGACTCAAATGGAAAAAGATATTAAACCATTAAAAAAGAAATCATCATTAAATCAAAATGAAAGACAATTAATTAAAGCATATACAATATTTAGTTCATTAGTGAGAATTCCTGTGAGGAATGATTTAGCTGGATTAATTTATATTAGTAAAACAACATATAATAAATTAACGGATAAAGAAAAACGAGAGAATAATTATTTAGTTCAATTAAAAAATAATTTACAATATATTTTTAATGAATATAAAACTGCAAAAAAGTATAAAGAAAATATTATTGATATTCCAAAAGACTTACAAAAGATTTTAAGAATGTATATTAAATTTAATGATTATAAAGTAGGTGATGTAATCTTTCCAATCTCCAAAAATGGATTAACTCAATTATTAACTAAATATAGTATGAAATACATGAATAAAAAAATCAGTAGTACTATGATAAGAAAATCATATTTATCTAGTAAATATAGTGATATGAAAAAAGAAATGGAAGAAGATGCTAAAATTATGGGTCATAGTGTAGCAACTCAACAAAAAGTATATGTTAAAAATGATGATGAAAAAAAGGAAGAATAAATATTGTAAATTACAATATTTTATTTTAGTAATTATCAATCAAATCTCACGATTATATTTCCCCTTTTAATAGTTAAACATTTTATTATTTGTTTTTTTGAAATCATTTTTTCTTCTAACATTTGTTTAACTTGTGGAGATATAAGAGGTTTAAATGTATCTTTAATTTTACAACATTTATTCATTAGCTTACAACATCTTCTTACAGATGGAATATCTCCATATTGCTTAATGTAATGCATATCATCAACTATATCATCTAGAGAATTATAAGTTGTATAATTTAAATCATATTTATTATTACAATATTTAATAATTGATTTACAGATATTCATTATATTATTTTTTTCTTTTATATTAATTGTTTTTTTTGGATTAGGTTTTTGTAGATAAACGAATAAATCTTGTTTTGATTGTATATCATATACATTATCTCGTTTTATATCTTCATCGTCTACATGATAATAATCAACTATTTTATCGTGTAATTCTTTTTTATTTATACTATGATTAAATATAATTGGTACATTTAAGCTATTGATTATATGGATTAAATCTTGTTTGGAGAAACTTTTATGAATCATTATATAATATAATATATTTTATTTTTAATGAATTTAATCTTGATATGAAATATTGTAATTTACAATATTTTTTTTATATTTTTTTTATATTATATATATATAAATGCCTCCTAAAGTAAAAATGCTCCCTGTGAATGAGATTGCAAAACTCATAAGAGAACATAATAAATTGTCTAAAATTGAGATGCCGAAAGGAAAAGATAGAACTCGTCCTAATTTAATTAAAGCTATAGAAGATGCAGGATTTAAATTAAATCATGAAAAGAAGAGAATTGAAAAAGGAGCAGAAAAAGGTTCAAGAGTAAAAACAGATCCTAAAAAAGATGCATCAAAAGACCCTAAAAAAATTAAAATGTCTATTAAACCTCCTATGGCTTCTATGAAAATAAAACCGAAAGCATCAAAACCTAAAAATATGAAACAATTAAAAGACCAAGTAAGAGAAATATTAAAACCTGTTCCAGCTAGAGTTAAACAATATAAAAAAGAAGGAGCATCATTAAAATCATTAAAACAACTACAATCATTAAAAAGGAAATATATGAAACCATATAGAGATACTTTTAGCAGATTACTAGATAGTGTTGAAGAAGAAGAATGGTTGACTGATGATAGATTTGAAGAGATAGATAATTTCTTTGATAGTATACTTAATAAACCTTTTGAGAATGCTGAAGATGAATTATTATCAAAAATAGTTGAAGTTAAATTTAAAGATATAGCAACGAAACGATTAGTACGACTTAATAGTATGGAAGAACTTAAAAAATATTGGAGAGATTTTAAAGATAAATATATGAATCAAGCATCTCCAGATGCAGTTGGAGGAAGTTTACTAGAAAAATATGCTGATTGGATTGCTGAAAATGAAAAGAAATCCATGAAAGAAATGGAGATGGAATTAAAAACTAAAGGTGGATCTGTTGATAAACCTAAATTAGAATTAAAAAAACCAGTTCCTAAAAAGGTTGAGATTGATAAAGATAAAAAACCTCCATTAAATACTATGAAAATAAAAAAAGATTTTGATAAAGAATTTATTAAAATACATATTGAAGAAATAAAAGAACATATTAAAAATTTAGGAGGAAGTGATATGGATGTAATAAATGAACAAAGGAAAAGATATAATCAATTATATAAAAAATTATTTACTGATTTTAAAGTAAAGTTCAATGGAGATATACTTGAAGAAAAAAAAGAAGAAACAATTAAAACAAATCCAACATTAAAAAAATTACAAGCCGAATTTTCAAAAGGAGCAAAAAAAATATTAGATGAAGGAACAAAAATAAAACCAAAAGAACCACCGAAGAAAGAAGCACCGAAGAAAAGTCCGCCACCGATAAGATTTAGTGGAAGTGCAAAAAAAATAGCATCTATTAAAAGCAAAATAAGAAAAAAAAATATTACATTAACAGAAGGTTTAAAATTATGGAAAGATGATATTGAAGCATACGAAAAAAGAATGAAAATATCTTTAAAAAAATTAATAAATAAAGGATATACAGAAGAAGAGCTTAAAAAATCTTTAAAAGAATTAGAAAACCAAGGAATTAAGGAATTTAAATCTAATGCCGAAAAAAAAATATTAGATGAAGGAACAAAAATAAAACCAAAACCAAAAACAGATAGGAATAAAGATGCTTCAAAAGACCCTAAACAAATTAAAATGTCTATTAAACCTCCTATGGCTACTATGAAAATAACTCATAAACTAGATAAATTATATAATGCACTTAATAATTTATTGGATAAAAAAGGAAATAAAAGGAGTAGAGGACAATTTATAAAAGAATATGGAGATGATAATATATCCAAAGAAATATTTAATATAATTGAAGTACAACAATATTTTGATTTTTTTCCAACTCCTAAAGATTGTTTAATGAAATTACTTGAAGGAAGTTTGTTTAAAACATTTAGTAAAATATTAGAAGGAACAGCTGGACTTGGAAGCATTACACATACAGCACATCAATTAAATCCAGATGCAGAAATAGTTGCTGTTGAAATGAGTAATGTATTAGCTCCATTATTAAAAAAACTACAACCTAATATTAAAGTAATGAATAAAAACTTTCTTGAAATTCCAGTATCTACTTTTAATGATGTTGATTGCATTATATTAAATCCACCATTTACAAATATGGGTGATAAAAGTTTTTATTTAGATTTTCTTTTTAGAGGTTTGAATATATTAAATAATAGTAAAGTGAATGGAGAAAAACATTTATATTTTATTTGTCCATCTCTTACGGAAGATGAAAGTGAAGATAGAATTGTATTGATGGAGAACATTGTAAAAAAGATGAGTAAAAAGAAAGTAATAGATATTGTAAAATACAATATTCCAGATATAAAATTAAAAGATAATAAAATAAAACCAGCTATGGAAGATATGTATGATGTAGGAGCAGAAGAAATACTTGAAACATTTGGAAGTGAGCAAATACAATTCAAAGGAAAGTGTCAAGGATTTGGAGGAACTAAAATTACTGCATCCATGTATCTATTTATTGTATATTAACCGAAAAATGATTAAAAAACATTAATAATAATAGATTAAATCATATAATACATCATTTTAATCTTAAATAGTTAATAAAAGCACTTAAAACAATAATTAATTTTAAAATTAAT